CGACTCATACGGTGTACCTCTGGTAGTAACCGTAGACCGTGATATGTGACGCGTGCTGGCCGTAAGCCTTGATGATCACGCCGTTCTGCAACAGACGCTTGTCTTGGATCACGGTCGCGCCCGCGCCGTGGATCAAGTCAATGGCGATCACATCGTTTGGCACCGTCGTGCCACCGACCAACAGCGTGAGCTTGCTGGTGGCGTTGGACGCGTCCACATGGCACGCCTCGATCGTTATGAACTCGAGCGTAGTCGTGCCCGATGCCACGCTGTGAATCGTCTGCGCACCACCGCTCGTCGTCGCGGTGATGAGTATGTTCTTGCCGTCAGTCTGGCCCGAGAGGTAGCCAGTTGTGATGTCGCCGCGTGCCATGGTTTAGGTTCTCCCGAAGATCTGGTGCTCTGCGAAGTATTGTATGCCGCTGCGCTCGAAGCGTTGACGCGGGATGCGCAGCATCTGCGTGGCGAAGTGATACACGCGGATATTGTACGCCGTGCTCGGCCGCGTCATCGTCAGCCGCCAGTACGCGTAGATGCCGCGCACTTTGCCCGGCGTGTATTGCTGCCAGTCCGACTCGGTGCCGTTCTCATCCACGACCTTGGTCTCGATGATGAAGGTGACACGGCCGGGGTCGTCGCCGTTCTCGAGCGTGTTCAGCGGCCCTTCCCAAGTCCACTGCTGGCCCACATCGTCCCAGCCGTACTCGGCATCGGCCCAAGTCGTCGGCCAGATCTGCTCGACGGTAGCGTAGGCCGAGTTGTACCACCACTCTGCACGCTGATCGACGGGGATAACATGCGGTGCCGTCGTGTAGGTGGCCGTCAAGTTGCTGCCGCTGAACTCGAGGTAGCCTTGGGGGAACAGCGTGCTGGTCGTCACCTGACAGTTCGTCAGCGTGGCGTTGGGGAACACGGCACCCGACCTGCGCCAGCCGATGCCGTAGTCCTCCCAGCTTCGCGTGTAGTAGGTGTTGTTGCCGCTATCGACGACGCTCTCCGCGTCGATGACACGCGGTGCCCACTCGATGACATCGGCCGCTGACAGCTTGCCCTTCGTACTGATCGCACGAACCACAAGTTGTGCACCCGGAAGCCCGAGCCCGTGCAAGTGATTGAACGACGACAGCGAGGTGTTGACGGCCGAGGCCCAGTTCGGCGTGGGCCCGAGCTTGCCGGTGTCCGTCGGCACGGCACCAACACGCTGGCCGAGGATCCATCCACCGCGTCGAATCTCGAGCGTGCTGCCCTGCTCCATCGAAGCAGGGATGACGCGATAGGTGGCCTGCTCGCCGTCCATGACGGCGGGGTAGCCCGAGTCCCACGCCGGCGCATCCGGCGGCGGTGACTTGCCGATGATGCGCACGCTGCCCTTCGCCGAGCGCGACGGAGTCCGAGCCGCGCCGGTCTCCGACTTGCCGCACACGGCCACCGCGTAAGACTCACCGACGGCCGCGCTGTCGAGCATCAGGATGGCCGAGCGTGCGTTCTGGTCAGCCGTGCCCGCCGGCTCCCAGTAGTAGCTCTCGCCGTCGTACCTCGACAGCCAGAGGTCGAAGCCGGCGGTGTTGTCGCTGTCAGAGTCGAACGACCAAGTGACTAGCAAGCGCGGCTGGTGAGCTCCTCCGGGGCCGCGCACGACGATCTCCTCGACCTTGACATCTGACACCAACGGCGGCACCGACGCGCTGCCAGCGGCCGGAGCGGTCGCCTGCAAGAGCTCGTTGCCAAGGTCGGGCGTGTCGTTGACATCCTCGACATCGTAGACGGCCTCGACATACTCGGAGAATGTCACCTCACGCTTCATGTCGGGCGTGAGCGTGATGGTGTCGATCTGTGCCAGCATGCCCTCGCCGTCAGCGTAGATCGTGTAGATGTCGTTCTTCTTTGGCGTGAAGGTCGGGTTCGGCGTGTAGGACAAGAGCACGCCCGAGGCAATCGTGCCGGCCGCAGTTGTGATCGTCACTTCGTCAGGATTGAATCCCGCCGGCGCATCCTGCGAACGGATCCGCAGCTTGTAGGTCGTCGCGGGCGCAAGCACGACCGTGCGGTCGAGCGTGATCCCGTAGCCCGGCGACAAGGAGTCACTGAGCACGCGGCCCGAGATTCCACGGTCGATGACATCGTGCGAGATCTGGATGACATCCATCGGCTCGAGGCCCAAGAGATCCACGCTGCCGACGAACCGACCCTTGCGCCGGATCAAGTGCTCGCTGTTCAGCAGCACCTGAGCCTGCCGTGCGACCTGAGCTCGACGCACAACGCCCTCTTGGAAGAACTGCCGGCGACGAATCAGGCCGGTGTCCGTCGTGCTCTGGATCGACGGGTGATCGGCCGAGAGCATCGACCGCTCGTAGTTGAGGTCACGGTCGAGGAAGCCAATCTCGATCTGATTGAAGCGCGAGTTCGGCGAGATGTACTCAATCTCGAAGGTGCCCTCTTCCACCTGCGACGGGCCGACCATATCGACCACAGGCCGAGGCTTGTGAACCTTCACCCTCACGCTCTTGCCGACGCGGATCGGCACAGCACGCGCGCTCTGGCACACGAGCGTGATGGCATCCCACGCCGAGTTCGGCTCGTCGAGTGCGCCGTCGAACTGGAAGCGCGGATGGCGTGCTTGGATCGTGCCGGCCATCGTCACGCCCTGAGCTAGCAGAGTCTGCGTCAGCGGCCACGGCGCGTCGCCCGTGTACTCGACCGCGATGATGTGCGGCGCGATGGTCGGCTTGACGATCTTGATGATCTTGTAGCCGCCGGTCGCACTAGTGTTGTTGATGTCCGCGTAGCCGCCGACAACTGGCAGGCCGTACACGCCGATATAGTCGCCGACCTTGACCGTGTCAGGAATCGAGTCCTTCGGCACATAGAAGTACAGCGCGTTCGTCTGGTAGGTCACATCGAAGTCGTAGACGATATTGCCCCAAGTCTGCGCCGAGCCCGTCAGGTAGGTTGCGTTGTACGGAGTCGTATAGCCGCTCTGGTTGTAGATGACTTCGTCGCAGTACGCGGCCCAGTCCGCGAACGACTGCACATCTATGTCGGTGTTGTCGAAGGTGTTGCCAAGTCCCCAGTCCTTGTTGAGCAGCATGTCGCAGACAATCCACGCGGGGTTCTGCGAATAGATTCGGTCGAAGGTCGGGAAGCTAGTCGAGGTGCCGTCCCACACCGGCACCTGACGACCCTTCACCACGGAGGTGACATTCGGGATATTGCCGTTGATCTCGCTGGTGGCGCGAGCCTTGACGGCCAGCAGAGGTGCGCTCGGATACTGGAACGGCTCAAAGTCCAAGAGCCGCAGTGACTGCCACCGATGCTGATCTGCAATGCGCGTGCTCGTCGCGTCATAGTACTGACGCAAAACCTCGATCTTGTAGCGGCCGCGCTTCACGGCAGATGTGCCCACGCTGGCTTCGATGTAGGAGACATTGGACAGCGTCGTAACGCTCGTGCCATTGTCGGCGACATTGGTCAGCGTGTTGCCGTTTCCAGACGAGTCGGTCGTGCTCTGCTGATAGAAGGCAACGGGGTTTAGGTTAGCATTGATCTTCCTGCGACCGTTGCCGTTGTTGTACTGATAGATGATCTCGCTCTCCGGCATCGCACTCTTGTAGACCGCGACATTGCACAGACGGCCATTCAAGCCCGGGCCGTTGATGCGGAAGGTGCCCGTCGAGAAGCTGGGCAGAACGCATTGATCCGTTGTCAGTTGGTCGACGACCTTGAGGCTGTCAACATACAGACGCACGCGGCTCAGGTTGCCGTCTGCGTTCTTCTCGTAGATAGCAACGAGGTGATGCCATGTGTAGATATTGTTCTGTGCCGTATTGTTGGGGCCATAACGCGCACCACTGCTTACAGAATCTGGCACGCCTTGAATGCGCACCAACTCGGTCACATCGCCTTTCACAATGAACGAGGCATCCGCTCCGACTTCCGTGAACGATCGAGTAGCGGAACCCGTTCCAAAACTCACGAACGGGACAGAGCGAGTAACGGTCTGACCCGGCTGCGGCGTGTATGTCTTATCAGTACAGCCGATACTGAATCCTGTATTCGTGCCAAGGAAAGACAGCCAAGTTCCGCTCGTAACTGTACTCATAATATAGGCACCCGGAAGCGATGTTACAAAGCCAGACAACGCCGCGATGCTTCTAGCGTAAAAGAACATCTCGACCGTGAACGACTCACAACTTCCAGATGTCGTCCACTCCGGGCCAGTTGTAGGAACTGTAAGCCCAGTTCTTGAAAGGTACGGATCGCCAACTTCAACGCTTGGGCCGATAACGCTTGTGACCGATACCTCACCACCGGCGTTGAAGTCCAAGTAGCTGCACAGACCGGGACGCGTGAAAGTCTGCGGATCGTACAACGGGAAGCGGATGTCGTACGCGGTGCCCGGAGCGTACTTCTTGTAGTAGCGGAAAGGACGCAGACGCACATAGCCGTCGAGGTCAGGGCCACCAGTTGTGATTGGCGAGCCCGTGCCGTCGAGCTCGATGTAGCGAACGGCTACGCCTATCCAGATCGGGTTCAGGTTGCCGTTGTTGTCCGTGTAGCTTGCACCCTCTGGCATCAAGATCTTGGCAACCGCGCCTTCACCCAAGCTCGACGCGCCGGCGGCATATGTGACTCCGTACTGAGTCCATGTAGAGTTAGAACTTGCACCTGTGTCTAGCTTGCTCGGGTCATTGTAGCTGAGGATTGCAAGCTGCCCGTCAGTTGTAGGGCCAGTCAGTATGGAATCAATGGATACAGACGACGACGCGAACTCGAAGCCCTCGACAGGGGCTTGGTTGATTGTGCCCATCCGCACCTGCGCCTGCACATCGTCAAGGAACGCCGCGTCCGAGTCGTTCAAGAACAGCACGCCGGGCGGGATAATGCTCGAGCCCACCGTAGACAACGGTGCCACGGTCGAGTCGGTCTGCCCGCAGATCTGCTCGAGCGGCCCTTCGCCAAGGCTCACCAACACTTGGTAGTCCGCGCCGAGCGCACCGTAGTCGTCGACGAACTCGTTGATGATCTGACCGCCGACGCGCATCTCACCGTAGTACAGCGGGATCGGCTCGCCTTCGACGCGTGACGGCACGATGCCTTGATAGCCGTACACTGCCGACTCGTTCTCTTCGCGCTTCTTCGGCGGCTTCGGCATCATCGCACGCATGACGACGAACGCGATTACATTGATAACCAGCGCGATCTTCAGCATGGCGATGGTCGCGGCCTCAAGGCCACGCGGTGCCATCACAAAAGCGATGCGCTCGCCGCTCGTCACCTCAGCATCCCAGTCCAGCTTCTGCGTGCCGCGCACAGCCAACACATGCGGCTTCTTCTCCAGCCACTCGTCCGGCAGCAAGTCGCAGACGAACGCACGCGGACGGTCGACGGTGAAGCGGGGAGCGTGACGCGCGCCCGAGAACACATTCGTGATCAGTACGACTTCGATCATCTTTCAGTCCCTCAAGCGGTAGACGGCCACGATGTTCTGTGCAGCGTGCGCCGGCACGGCCACAACTCCACGGCCACGATGCGCCGTCAAAAGCGTCACGGGCTGCGTATTCCACACAACCACAGACACATGCGGGGTGTCGTGTGCTTTGCCGATCATCTGCAAGACCACATCTCCGACGCGGCACTTCGTCACGCAAAGCTCACCGACCGAGAGCGTGATCCAGTCGTCGCGCACGGAGTACAGGTGAGCTCGTAGTGCGCTGGCCTCGGGGTCAGGAGCCAAGCTATCCGGCAGTCGATCGAAGCGGTGCAGCACTTCGTCGCCGTGGATGCGACGCAAGACTTCCCACACAACGCCGAGACAGTCGATGCCCGTCTTGGGATCTCGTCCTGCTTCCTTGTACGGTGCACGCAGAAGGTCAGCGTACAGCGCACGCTTCGCCATGCGCGAGTCGATCGGTCGGTTGGTCGTTGTCATGCCCGCATTCTAGCGGGCGTTGATCACCGGCGACCTTGACGCGGGATGCCCGGCCATCCGCCGAACCGTGCAGGATGCTGACGGTCAAGGCCGGCAGCGACCTCGGCATTGCCGCGAAGCTCGCACGCCGTCAGGCTCTTAGGACACGACGGGTGCGCGGCAGCAAGTGCTGAGTTGTTCAGGTCATAGCCGCACCGCTCGTCGCCGTAACGGAAGCGGCAGTGCCCTCGGATGTAACGCTGACCGGGCAAGGTGGCCGAGGTCAGCGACCTCGAGCCGATAGTCCATGTCACGCGGTCGAGGCTTGCGCGGCACGACTGGATCTCACCGAAGAACCTCAAAGCCGAGGTCGGGTTGTCGAGCTCCAGCGTGTGCACGAGCTTGATCTCGATGGGCTGGCCGACCAAGCCGTCGTAGTCCTCGAGCACGGACTTGATGAACAGCGACTCGTTGGACACCTGCAACTGCAACGAGGGCAGGTCGCCTTCGGCACTCTGCTCTACATCGGTCTGAACGCACGGGAACGGCGTGTACTCAAGCGGCGCGCCCTGCGTGCTCGCGCCAAAGTAGATCGTGCGGTCGTAGTTCGTCAGGCGGTAACGGGTCGGCGGTGTCGTTGGCACCTCGACTTCGTACAGCCAGATCCACGGGTACTGGTCGGCCAGTTGACGCGAGCGTGCTGTGGCGACATCTGTAAGCGGTGCAGTCATTCGGCGAGTACCTCTTCGAGCGTGGCACTCCAACGATACACACTCGGCGTGATCTGCTCGATGTTCAGAGTGTCATTGACGAACCGCGCCGTCACGCTCGTGCCCTTCGGGTTCGACCATGTGAACGGAATCTCTACACCGTTGTGCGAGGTGTAGAAGCTCTTGAGCGTCGAGACCTCGCTGGCCGTCGCGGCGTTGCAGCCGATCGTGTAACGCGTGCGCGTGCGCGACTGGATCAGGCCCACATAGCGGTGGTCGCTGTCGAACTTGTGGTCGTTGACTAGGTACTCGGATTCTTCGGTCGTGCCCCAGTCGTATGGCACCGAGAGTGTGCCGGTCGCGCCGTCATTCTCGGATGCGACCGCGATGGTCGCCTGATCTTCGACGGGCGTGTCGTACGACGCGTCACCTGCGCCAGCGGCCCACGAGTCAAAGAACACATTCGCCGTCGCCACATCGGCCGACGAGAACTGTAAGCCCTGACCGAGGCCAGAGCTTATACGATTCTGGCCTCGGTCGATCATCGTGCCGTCAACTTGGAACTCTACATCGGCAGACGAAGCCGTGGCGACCATCACCTGCTGCGTGCCGTTGATGTACGCCTTGAGCCGGACATAGCCCGTTTGTGGACTCGGTACGACTTGGGTGTCACACAGGAAACGAAGTGTGAACGCCGTGCCTAGCGTCAGGCTCACGCCAGTCTTGACCGCCAACTGCGTAACGCCGGGAATGTCACCGCGCACGCGGAAGAGCTTGAGGTCGAAAGTGCCCGAGGCGTTGTACGCGACCTGCAACAGGTAGCACTTGGGAATCGAATACAGCGCGTTGGTGTAGGTGCTAGAGCCCGGCCGGCCGAAGCACATGATGCCAGCCGTCCGCGCCACGGCCGGCCCAGCGTTCTCGAAGGTGATCGACACCTGACGGTCGTGGAACTGGGGATCGGTGGCACGACGCTGCGAGAACGCGTACACCTGCTGGCCGTTGCCGGCGGGCACGCCCTTGATTCGATTGTTGGCCGAGTCGAGACGCAGGGCATTCTCGTAGCCCTGCGAGCCGCTCGACGCGTACGACGCGTAGTCGCCGACCCAGCCGGTCATCAGCGAGTGATAGCTAAGGGAGTGAGGCACGACGACATACGGCAAGAGACTGGCCTGCGTGTACTCCTCTCCTGCCCTCGGAATCAGCCGTTCCCAGTTCTCGCGCAGCGCAATGTTGCCACCGTTCGGCCGAACCTCCCACCAGTTGCACAGCTTCGATAGCGAGCCGCCACTTAGTGCGAGGTGAGACGATGTGATCCCTGACAGCAGAATGCCCACGCGGCCGCTGGCGGTGATCGGAGACGACGAGTCGGTGTATGTCAGCACCTGAGTCGCGGTGCCGTCAGCGGCCAGCGTATAGCCCGTGAGCACGACATTCGCGCCCGAGGTCACGCAGGTGAACTTGAGCACGCGGTCGGGGTTCGTGCCGTTCGGGAATAGGTTGCCCGTGCTCGAGGAGTCGGGCGTGACAAAGTTCGCGCTCGCCACGGCCGTCGGTGTACCGGCCACGACCTTGATGAGCATGTAGCGGATCTTCAACGCGCCGGCCAAGCCGATGCCGCCGAAAAGTCCGAAGTAGTAACCGTTGACCGCCGTCATCCGGCTGTTGGCTGTTCCGCCGCCAGTGACCGTTCCATTGAGTCGAGCACCAAGAGCGAATGCAAAACGGCCAGCCGTCGCTGTGATAACTGACGCAGACTCACGCTCAGAGAATCGGAAGCTGCCGCGCACATCGACATCGGTCGCCGAGTAGTCGCGGTACTGGAAGCCACACAGAGAGCCCGACAGGTTTGTGATTGCAGCAGCCGGCCCGCCGCTCTCGTAGTTTGCAGTTGAGCCCGTGCCGGATGTCTTGAAGTAGCCGTTGTGCAGATCGGCGTTGGTCGACGCGTAGATGTAGAGAGTAGTCCAGAATGTCAAAGCGTTGACCTCGAGATTGGCATCCCACGGCGCGAAGCGCGAGTAGTTGCCCTGCAAGTAGGTCGAGTCCAGAGTCGTCGATCCAGCGTCGAACGAGTCAGCCGTCGGGTACACGCCGTACTCGATCGGACGCGGGACAATGTTCGGCAGTGCCATAGATCACGCCCTCGTTGCGCGTGAGCGCACGACATCGGTGAGCGAACGATTGCTGCCCGTGGCGATCTCGGACGCGATGATGTCGCCGATGACGCGTGCCTCGCGCAGCAAGACTTCCTTGGTGCTGGTTCCGTCGAGTGCTTGGATCGACGGGTTGTAGTTGATCGTGATGTTGCCGCCGCTCGGCATCGACTTGAACTCTACAGGGATGCCACGGTTCGGGCCGGGCAGCGGCACGAAGGCTTCGGCACCTTTGCCCTCGCCGAAGATAGCCACCTGCGGTGAGCGAGCTACGCCACCCTCTGCATAGGAGTGCATCGGAAGGCCGCCGGCCATCATCGCGCCGGCCATGATGCCGCCCTTGGCGAATGTCTTGGGCGTTCCCATGCTGCCCGAAACAACGCCACCAGAAGCGGCTGCGATCGGTGCGCCACCCGGAACGATTGAAGCAAGAATCGAGGCAACGATCTTCGACGCGATAGCTTGGTTGATCGCTTGAACTAGGCCAGCGATCAAGCCACGGATGAAGTCCTTGAACGCTTGGCTGGCAGACTTAGAGCCCAGCACCAAGTCATTGAAGAGACCAGACAGCGTGTTGGTGAATGAGCTGCTCACACTCTGCGCCAACTCCACGCCCGTCTGGTAGGTGTTCAGCGCGTCCTTGACTTTGGTGTTGATGGTCTCTGCAAAGCCTGCCCCGAGTGCTTCACCGCTCTTGATCGAGACCTCGGTCAACTGCGTGATGCCAGCCTTGAGCAGGTCGATACGAGCGAGTACCGCACCTAGTTCCTCTTCGGACAGGGTCTCATTGGCAATACGCCCTTGCAGCGTACTGATCTCCGCACCAAGATCACGCGCCTGCGATTCGATTGATGTGACGAAGCTCGACTCACCGCCGCCCATCGCACTGCGCACCAGATCCTGCGTCAGCCTCTGGATCTCCTGAGCCTGACGAATGCGACGGTCGAACTCTTCCTTGTCGGCCTGCGCACGCTGGATTGCCAGATCCTCGATGCTTCGCGCTTCGGCCTCTGCGGCCTTGAGCACGGCCTCCTCCTTGTCGGCCGTGGCCTTGTCGGTGTCGGCCTTGCGCTTTGCTGCAAGCTGGTCGAGAAGCGACTTCTCGTACGCGGCAAGTTGGTCGAGACGCTCTGCAAGTCCTTGGAGTCCAAAGGTGCCACCCACGGCGAACCCTTCTGCACCTGCGGCAGACAGGGCGACTGCTTGCTTTCTCAAGTCCTCGATCTCTTTGTTGATACGGGCCACGTCCGCGTCAACCTCCGCACCAGAGATAGCAGCGAACCACCGCTCAACGTCGTCTAAGCCGGCCGCAGCGGCCTTCGATACTCCGTCTACTTTGCTGGTAGCTGTCGTTAGTAGTGGGCCAAACTCGGTAAGAGGCTCGATCACCTTCTTGAAGTTCAGGGCGACGTTGCCTGCTGCCGTCTGGGTACCAACTAGAGCCTTCGTAGCCTCGGCACCTGCACGCGCTTGCTCGTACGCGTACTTCTTGTAGGCCTCGGTATAGGCATCTACATCACCACCGATTCTCTTGAACGCGAGGCGGTAGTTGTCGATAACATCGAGAGCCTCAGAGAATGATCTGGAGGCAGAGCCTTGAGTCTTGCCAATGGTAGTCAGATCATCACCGTACGATTCTGCGGCCTTTGTCAGGCCGACGATCGCGTTGTTGTACAGGTCGCTGTTCTTGACGGCGATAGCGAACGCGGCGTTGACAGCGTCCTGTGAGCCAAAGATCTTCTTGAGCTCCTCGTTAGCGTCACCTCCCTCTTGCTCGATAGCCGTGAACAGAGTGCGCAGTGTGTTTGAGAGCCCAGCGGTCTGCACCGATTGTGCTGAGAATGTCTGACCTACCAGCTCGAACTTCTCATTGATCTCACCTGCCGAGATCTGCAACGACTTCAGGATGCTCTCTAAGTATCGGATCGACTCGGCCTCTGAAGTTCCTACTGCTCGCAATACGGTGAACGAGGCAAGCAGGTCTTCCAGCGAAACGCCGGTAGCTTGTGCCGTGTTGCCAATCTTAGCGAAGCCGGTGGTGAGTAGCTTGAGGTCTGAGGCAGTCTCCTTCTGAACGAATCGCAGCTTGGATAGCACGTCCACGCTGTTTCTTGTGCCGTTAGCAAACGCATCGTTTGCATCAACCAGTAGCTGAATCGACTCACCGAGCGTTATTCCCTGTAGGCGAGAGAACAGCAGAGCGTCAGAGACCTTGAATAGAACATTCTCGGTCGTAGCAAACTTCTCGTTGAGAAGAGTCTGGACCGCTACTGCTACCTCCTCTTCCTTGACGAAGTTCTTTGCCTCCAAAGCAATGGTCGAGATGCCGCTTGAGAGACGCTCGATGACCTCGTCGGTTGCCCCAGTAGCAGACTGGATTCGAGCAAGCGTGACCTCCACATCTTGGAATGTCGTGAAGAACTCTGTCAGCCGTTGCTTTAGGGTTCCGATGACCGCACCTACAGACAGCATCTGTAGCGCAGCTTGCTTGAAGCCTTTGCCGATCTGCTCTCCGGCTTCTTTGCCCTTCTTGCCGAGCGTTTCTGCCTCGGACCCTGCTTGCTTTGTTTTCTCTACAAGATCACCGACGCTGCCCTTTGCACCGTCAGACGACTTCTCCATGTCGTCAAAGGCCTTCTTACCGGCCTCTCCAAACTTGCGAGTCTGCTCCGCGAGCTTGACTAGCTCGGCCGTGGCCTTGTCATCCAGCGAGGCAAGGATCTTCAGTTCAGCGTCGTTTGCTGCCATGTGATTGAGCCGCCTTCGCTCGTGCTTCTGCCGCTCGTTGCTCGGCCTCTAGGAGTTTGTTCCGCTCGCTCGCCGCGATCTCGACAAGGTGCATCAGCTTGGCCGATTGCTCACACCAGCCGCCGTCTACGGGCAGCAGACTGTTCTGCAACTGGTTGTACGCTCGGATCACCACGCGCCCGACATCGCCGGCTTCGCTCGACGGACAGCGGTCGCGGTGTACTTCACCTCGACCACCACACGCCGTGCACGACGAGTCTAGACCAAAGCACGCCTCGCATGTCCGAGCGTATACAGCACGCTCTGCTGGCTTGTCGCAGCCCCACCGTTCACGAAGCTCGGGCGTGCGGCACTTCGGACACTTCGCCACCTGATCGCCGTACGCTGCGTGGACGGCGGCTAGGACTTTCCCGCCTCGTCCTTAGTCACCTGCTCGCGCTTGATCACGGCATTGAACAGCTCGATGACCACGGCCGACGGCAGCAGCTCGATCATCGCTCGCGTCGCGTATCCGTCCTCGGCCTTCTCGAACGGAATCACGCCGTCAGGGCCGCTCAGGTTGCGCCAGCCGACAAGCGAGCGACGCACCGTCTCGATCATGATCTTGGCGTGTTGCGTTGCGCCTTGCGCTTCTGTGAACGCGGAGAGCTCGGCCTCGTCGTACACCGTGAACGGGCGAAGCAAGAAGACGGTCTGGGTGTCGGTCGAGTAGTCGCGCTCGGCGAGGAGGATGTATTCGCGCGGCTTGCGCGGGTCGAGGGAGAGCTTCATGCGTGCGAGTGTAACGAACGAGGCCCGCAGGGTTCCGTACCTGCGGGCCTCCAACTCGCACACCCTAGAGAGAGATCAGACGGTCGGATCCCAGATGATGCACATCTCGTTGTCACCACCGACCGAGCTTGTCGAGCCGCTGGTGAGGTTGAATCCGATGTCGCGAATGATGATGCCGTTGCGGTCACCCTGACCGACCGAGCCGATGACCATGCTGTTGACCTTGAAACGGAACTTGTCAGCACCGCTACCAGTCACGACATCCATACGAAGAGAGCCGGTCGAGAAGAAGTTCGCCATCCAGTCAAAGTCCAACTCGGGCGACTGCTCGGGGTCGATCGTGCCGGCCGGAGCGCGGCCGTTGATGTAGATGCCGTCGATGCCAGTCGCGGCCGTCAAGCAGCGGCGGTACTGGATGTCGTTGGCAACATCGAGCGTGAACGACGAGGCGCAGAAGGACTTCTGGCCCGAGAAGGTGGTGATCGCCGCGTCGCCAGCGTTCATCGTCGCGCCGAGCAGGACGGGCGGCGTGCGATCGAGGAAGGTCACGCCCGTGATGCTGCCCGCATCGGTGACCGCATTCTTCACGCCCGAGAAGTTGAACGCGAACAGCACCGGCTCGCCGATGTTGCCCGAGATCGACACGGTGCCACGGCATCCAACCAGCGACTCACGGGTGCCGTCCTTCGAGAGACCGATGGTTAGTGCCGGCGAGTGAGTGGCAAGCTGGGCGAAGGCGTTGCTCGCAGCAAGGTTGAAAGCAGTGCCGGGAGATCCGGCCGTGTACGGGGTCACCGACTCATTGTTGGCGAAGGTGCCCTGCACGCGACGCACAAAGTAGCTGGTGCGAGAAGCCGAGACCGCGTAGGGCACAACGACCGCGATTCCACCGTTGGCCCCGACCAGAACCACGCCGCCGGCCAGCGTAACGCTCGTCGCCGACGTCAGCGTATAGAGGGCCGAAGAGGTCGGGATATAGCCGAGCGCAGTGATCGTCGGCGCGGCCGCGCTGCCGGTGAATGAGCCGCCAGAGAATGTCCAGCCCGTGCTGGCGTCGAAAGCGGTCTGGTTGCCGTACAAGCCAGCGGCTGAACCGGCCGTGAAGCCCGGCCCTTTGGTCACCCAGATGTACTGCGACGCGCTGTCGGTGTAGTAGTTGCCGACCACGGTGCATGTAGCAGTCGGAGTAGTCTGTGTGACGAGCGTGCCATGTAGCAGAGGGCCGCCAGTGATCGCGCCCGTCGGCACCGTGATGCGGAACAGCTCGACGCGCTGGAAGCCACAGGCCAACAGCGGCAAGTCAAAGCTCGGCGTGTTGGTCGTCGAGTAGGTCGCGCTTCGGCTCGTCATCTCGAGCGAGAAGCTCGCGCTGCCCAGCACCGCGCCGGCCAACGGAGCCAGCGGCGTGAAGCTCTCACGCGCGACGCTGCGCTCGTAGGTCTCGACATCAAAAGTCAGAGACGGATCGACCGCCAAGTAGCTGGCGTAGGTCGTCGAGAACGGATCGGTGAAAGTACCCTCGACCGTTTCGGCGCGAAGGCACAACTGCTGGAGTCTTGTCAGGGCCATGGTGTTTGTTGTTCCTAGTCGCCGCTAGTACGCGGTCGTCGGGTCTGAGTATAGAGTTCGGTACAAGACGCGAACCGTCACCTGAGCCTCGGCGAGAGGATTGGTTGGCTCGGCCTCGAAGACTTGATCCCCCACGATCTGTGTCGTGAGCGCATAACCACCACGC